TTATTTTATTATTATTTAAATCTTTATCAATTAAAGTAATATATTTATTTTTATTATTATTCATTATCTTAAATCCATTATAATATTATTTTTATTTCTTATTTTATTATTTAAAGATTCTATCTTTTGATTTTTATATACTTCTTGATGTGAATCTTGATGCCACCCATAAAAAGATTTATTAGAATCATAGTATGTAAATTGACTTGGTTCTAATTCATTTAATTGATAGTCCCAACCTGAGTTTTGATTTGCTTCTTTCATAAACCCTACCAATTGTCTATTAATCCAAAACTCATTTAAAAAAGTTGTTTTTGATTTTCGTTTTTTAAATAACTCTTCTTTTGATATTTTGTCTTCGTCAAGACCTATGTGTGCATCTACAAGATTTTGTTGTTTACCATACTTTAAAAGATCTTCTATAAATTTAATACTTAAATTATCGAACCACCAGTATTTATGTTTCTCATTCATAGATCATATTTCCCGATATAATTAATCTACTCTCATCTTTATTTGGTGTAACACCATGAGGTAAAAAAGAATTAAAAAAAAGTATTCTTCCTTTTTTAGGTTTAAACCGCAAAGGAGTAAAATTTCTATATGATATATGCGGATATCCTAATGGATAAAAAAATGTATCACTAGAATTTTCTGTACAGTCTACATATATAATAAAACTATATTCATTGTCTTGTGTTCCATGAGTATGAATATCATGAAAGTCATCTTTGTTATATTTTTGTAACCAATATTTTTTTAAAACATGGTGTTTATAATTATTTCTATATCTAATTTCTTCAAAGACTTCCTGATATTTATTAATAATAGCCAAACATTTATCGTCATTAAAATTTTCATAAGAGTTATAGTTAGTAAAAACAATATCATTATCTTTTAGTTTTTTAAGTGGTATATTTTTTACATAATCTATTTCTTCTTGAGAAATATTTTTATCGTCTGCTATTATATATTGTCTGTAAGTTGTTATTTCCATAAGTTAACGCCAGTTAATGTTAAGAACTCCTCTAAATAAATTATTTGTATGAGTGGACCCAGTATGTTCAAGACTAGCAGGAAAAGCAACCATTGTATTTTCAATACAATCTACTTGTGGATTATCTTTAAAAAACGTAGGACCATTAGTAGTATGAAAATAAAATATAGCTGTATTCATATCTTCATTTTCAGGTTTATTAAAATCAGTGTGATAGCCATATGGTTTTATTTCATTTTGTTTTAAAGTTACATTTGCTTTAATCTTAACTAAATTTTTAATATTTAATTTATTTAAAATAGGTTTAATTACATCAAAATAATTACTATTAATCTCATTTTTAAAATAAAAAACATGCGTTAGTTGCACATGGTTGTCATTTTTATTAACTTTATAATCTTGTAAATACCACGGAAAAAACGGTTGATTTCCTTGATCAAAAATAGTTTTTTTAATTTGATTAAAAATATCTATTTCTAAAAAATTATTTTTAATATTTATCATAGGTAATTAATGTTTAACAGAACTCTTAGTTTAGTATCAGTTTGTGTTACACCCCTATGTTTTTTTAAACCATCAAATGTAACACATCTATTAGAAATAGATTCAACTTTAATATCATCTTCTAGTTCAGTGTATCCATTATTTGTATTTAAAAACAAAATAGAAGTTTTATGGGGCACAGAAAAATCAGTATGAAAACTTCCTTTTTGCACTTGTTGGTTTATTGTATAATAAACTGCTCTTACTCTTAAAAGAGTTTTAACATCTAATTTATTAACTATAGATTTAATGTGTGTTGAATACCAATCACTATTAGGTCGACCATCATAAAATGTGTGTTGAAAACAAAACGTATCATCGTCTAAGTTATTTTTATTATCTATAGATAAATACAAAGGAAACATGGGTTCTAATAATGTAATTCTTTTTAATTTTACAAACTCTTCATGATCTAAAAAATTTTCTTTTATTAAAGTTTTCATTGTAATGGCAACTCTCCTACATAGTTATTAGGATTAATAGTTCCTTTTAAAAAAGTATTAAACGATATTGAAACTCTTGTTATAGAAGATAAATTTTTATTTACTCTATGACGCGCAGTAGAAGGAAACAAAATCAATCTGTTGTTTTGTGTTTGTATGAGAGAAGATAAATTATTTTCATTATTAAATTCTTTTCTTTTCCAATTTAAAGTCCATAAATTTGGATCAGGGTGTGAAAATTCAATACCAGGAGTTTGTTTATCTGTTTCAATATAATAAACTCCAGAAATAATACTGTTAGTATGATGATGTATAGGAAGCTTTTGTTGAGGAGGCAAAAAATTAACCCATGAATTAGTTATATATAACTCCTGGTCACAGCTCATAATTTGATTTTTATAAGCGTTAATAGATGCTTGTATCTCCTCTTGCAACCTTTCTAATTTTTTATTTTTTAAAATATATTTATCTAAAGAAGACACATTTTCTAAGTAAGCGCTTTTTGCATTTGAAGCTGTGTTAATTATAGTAGCTTTTTCTTCTTTACTTAAAGGTTTAAGATCTAAAATAGCGACAGGGGTTGGAAATAAATTTAAAAGTTGAATTACCATTCTATTAAATTTTCCTTTATTTCTTTCATAATATGTTTTTTATAATTATAACGATTATATATTTTATAAAAATATTCCATAGGTTTAAATTTTTTTACGGTGCTTTCTTTAATATTCCAGACATATTGCGAGTAGTCTAATAACTTAAGAGTAAACATAAATCTTTTAAAAATTATTTTTCTTTTAGTATGAAATCTTAAATAATAAAAAGCATCACCTTCTTCTACATTAAATTCTTTAAATTCTTTATTTACATGAAAAGCAAAATCAAGTGATCTAAAATATTTTCCTATATCCATTTGTCCAGGAATAGTAATACATCTTTGAGTATAGGAATTGTTATCAAACCAAGGATGTTCTAAAGACATAGGTAAACTTTCTTCTTCAGTACAAAATAACATAAAAGGTCTTAAACTAAATAACTGTGAAGGAATAGATCTTACTAAAACGTGAGTATCAAAAAAAGCTTGGTCATAGAGTTCACTTCTTACATCTCCGTTATCATTAATTTTAAAATTATATTTGTACGGTGATTTAAGAGCAAAAACATTATTAGTAAAATCTAAAAAAGATGGACATGCTTTATATCCATAATCTTTTAAATTTTTACCTTTAAAAATATGAGAAGTTAAAGATACCGGTTCGACAAATCGAGGTGCAGCTTTACTTTCAAGATGAGAAATTCCCCAATAAACTATAATGTCTTTCATGCGTATATCTTATACACAAATATATAATTAGTTAAAGAAAATTAATTAAGCAGTCCACTCGTTAGCTTTAACAGCGTTGTACACACCCATCATGTTCCATACACCTCTTACTATAAGATAAGGGGCTGCTGGTTCGTGAACAACTACAAGACCAGATCCTCCGGTTCCTGTAGATGGTCCTGATCCCATTCCGCCTCCAGTGTTGTCAACTCCACTAGTACTTGGTGAAGGTCCACCACCACCTGATCCACCAGAACCTAAAGTTCCAGTGTTTGTAGTATTACGGCCTCCGCCGCCACCACCAGCAAATGTGCTTGTAGTAGGAATAGTCCATGAGTGACCTGGGAAAGAAGGACCTACGTCCTTACCTGCTGCTCCTGGTGCCCCACCACCTGGTGTTCCCGTTCCTCCAGTTGATCCATCAGCTCCTCCGCCTCCACCACCACCGTGAGATGGCCAGTGAGAATTAGTTGCTCCTCCCGCTCCTCCGAAACCTTTAGTTCCAGAATTTCCAGGTTGAGTTGGTTGAGTTGCAGGTTCAGTGGGTTGGTCTCCACCTCCTTCTCCACCACCAGATCCACCTGATACCGCCGGTGCTCCACCTTTTCCACCGCCTTTAGCAGTTAATGTTTCTCCAGGTTCAGCAAAAATTGAATCTGATCCAACAGATCTAGGTGAGTTTGTACCTCCAGCTCCAATTGTTACTGGAAAATTTGTTGAAGCTGTTACAGGCATACTATCATATAATATTAAACCGCCAGCTCCGCCGCCTCCGCCGCCCTGGCCATAATCAAAAGTTCCACCGGTTCCACCACCAGCAATAACTAAAACATTAGCTGATGTTGTATATTGTTGAAAAGCAAATGATGGATTAGTTGCTTTAATTTCTGTTGTTGCAGCTGCTTGAGTTCCAGATGCTCCACCTGTTGTTCCTATATAACCACCTTCTTTAGCTGACATAGTCGTCCTCCCATGTATTAGTATTTGGGTTCCAATACTTTGTTAAATCTTTTTCTTTGTTGTAACCTTTCCAAGTTACTTTTGGTTCATGCCAAGAAAATACTAGAGATACTTGTTCTCCGTCTACTTCTATAACTTCTACTGTTGGTCTTGCAACTGGTGGATCATATTCTAAAGTAGTGTCATTCCATATCCATGAGTCATATTCTCTTGGAGGTATAAATGCATCTAAACTTTCATCATAGATTGAACCAACACCAGCAAATCTAAATCTTTTAGCTTTACTCTGATCAGATGATTCTGCTCTGTCTCCTTGACCATTATCAGGTTCAAGATGTTTACCGTAATCGGTATTGATAGAAGTTTGTTTCCATTTTACTCCAGGCTCACCTGAAAATGAGTTTTCTTGAGTAGTAAAAGGTGTACCACTATCAACTATCCATTGTTCAGAAGCAGAAGTATAATCTCCGCCATTGTTTTCTATATCTTGATCGTAGAATTTTAAAACTCTTAAGACTTTATTATTTTTATCTAGTTCAGCAAAGTAAGCCAAGTTACACCTCCTATGCGTCGTCTAATTCTTCGTAACTGACTGTAATCACAGCATCACCTGCTACAGCTGCACCAGCTTCGAGATTATCGCCTTCTTGTAGGTAAAGACCATTATTTTTATCTATTAAAACTATTGTTGAATCTGCAGGTAAAGAAATTGTACTTGCAATTGCTAGAGGTGATCCACCTGATTTTGTTATTGAAGCTGAAATGTTAACTGCACTTGAACCATCAATGTTAGCAACAATAATAGTGTTAATTTTAAGTAGTTTGTCTGAAGGACAAGCTAAAATTTCTGTTGTTAAATCAGTTCCTAAAGCAGCTTGAACCGATTTACCTAGAATCGAGGTTACGTTTACTATATTTGGGTTTGCCATAATTTATTTCCTTATTTATTTTTAACCGAAAACCATCGCCATTGCAATAGCTTTTCCTGTTGATATACCAAAAGTTGATGTTGATGTAAACCCTAGAGTTCCAGCCCCATCTGTTGTTACTAAAGCTTGAGAAGCAGAGCCTACAGCTGCTGGTAATGTTAATGTGTAAGAACCACTAACTGTTGCTGGAGCATCTATTCCTACAAATGCTGAATTATCAGCATCTTGAAATTTAATTGGATTATTATTTGTTAAAGCAATTTCGGAAGAATTAGCCATAACATCAACAATGTTTGGATTTGTAGCATCAGGGCTAGCTGATGCATAAACAAGTTTAATTCCTTTATCTGTAGTTGAAAAAGTTGTGCTACTTCCTGAACCCGTTTCATATTTAAATTCAACTGTAAATGCTCCAGAAGTAGAATTTTTTAACATGTAAAAAGTTTCTACATCGTTTGGAATTGTTATTTGTCTGTTTCCAGTAATTGTTCCTGTAAATTCTATAATTCTTTGTTGAGCTGTTCCAGTAGTATTTCCATCTACTATAGTTAAAGCTTGAGCGCCTGCGCTACCAGCAATTGATAAAGTAGCAAAGCCACCTGTTAATTGCTCTATAAGATTTAAATTGTTATTAGTTTTTGTTCCCCAAGTACCGGCATTTTCGCCAGTTACCATTAGTTCTATACCAAGATCCGTGTATGATGAAGCCATTATTAATTCTCCTAATTGTTGTTATTTATACTTGTTATTTAATTTTAAGTCAAACATAATTATGCTGGGGTTTTAATTGTGTATCCTGTACTTGTTTTAGGTGTTTTAGGTGTATATCCTCCGCTCGTTTTAGGAGTTAATTTATGGTAATATTTTAATATAATACCATCTTGGTTTAAACTTGTAGTAGCAACCAGACCTGTTGGAAATGCATTAGATAACTGAGTAGTAGTTACATTTCCTTGAGTCGATGTTAATGACCTACCTGATAGTTCTATTAATGTAATAGGATCAGTACTAACGGTTCCTAATGTTGTGGCTAATGTAGTTAAAGCATTTAACACAATAATAGGATTTGTTGAAATTTCAATACTTCCTACATCTGTATCTGCTGACAGACCTGTTAATCCCATTACATCGTCTGGCACTATAGGTGCGACCGTGCTTGTAAGTGATAAACCAGTTAAACCAACTGAATGCTCGTCTAGTGATAATAACCCAGGTGAAGATATAATTTGAGAAAGCGCTGTTAGTGTAAAGGCAGCGTCAGATTTTGTACTTAATGAACCAAGATCTGTTTCTGCTTCAATACCTGTTAAAGTTAATTGTACTTCAGGGATGTCTCCTATATTTCCTAAAGCTGTTGCAGCAGATAAACCAGTTATATTAAATACTGCCGATTCAACTGAACCCCAACCATTCTGTCCCCAATTAAGAGTACCCCAACCAGGTTTAGACGATACATTTTCACTAGGTAAGTTAACACTTGATGTTAAAGAAAAACCAGGAAGTAATATAATACTTTCAGCACCACCCCAACCTTCAGCTCCCCATGTATCTGCACCCCAACCAGTTTCATGAAAAGCATCTGGATTTCCAACTGAAGCTGTTGCGGATAAACCTGTTAAAGAAACAATAGCTTCATCTTGACTTCCCCAACTATTTTGACCCCATTGTAAAACTCCGTAAGTAGAAGGATCAACTGTATTTGCGGCACCACCCATTCCTGAGTGATTAGTGCAATAATAATAAAGTTGAGGAGCAGAAGCTGCTACTTCTATTTGAGTGTAAGCACCAGAACTTCCAGGACTTCCAGCTGTCGTTACTCCTGTTGTGTAAGGTGCGGAAGGTGAGTTATTATCGTTTGTAGAAAATCTTAAGGGGTGTGATCCACCAGTTCCGTTAGAGGAATCTGATTGATCAAATTTATATGTATAGCCTTCTGCAAGAACAACTGTGTCTTGTTGAACACCATCAATAAAATATTTATTACCACTGCCAGTTGATTGAACTGTAACTGTAAAAGTTCGAATTAACGACATAAGGATTTACTCCCTATGCTATCTGAATAATAGCGTTACCTGCTGTTTGAGCTGGGAATTGGATTGTAAAAGTTCCACTAGTGACAGTTTTGTCGGCGCCAAAATTAATTGCACAAACTGCTTTGTTAGAATTAGTTGAATTATAAATTAAACAACCTCTTGCTGTGAAAGAAGCTGATGAACCCCAACTTGTATCAGCAAATTTACAACAAGCAGTGTCACCAGATAAAACTGGAGTTGTACTTGTTAAACTATTTCCACCTGTTGTGTATCCAGATGAAGTTGAAGTTACTTCGTATGTGTTAGTTGGATCTGCTGTACCATCTGTAGGTGCAGTGTATGCTGTTGTTGATTTACTTAAAGTTGCTGAGTCACTTGAATATAAAGATATTTTAAATGTGTCTGTACCATTAGTAAAATTGTGGCCTTCTACTAAAATTTCTTGTTTAAAGCTATTACAAATTGCCGATGTTATTGTCATAAATTTTATCTCCTAATTACTGAGGCGCTGACTCGATTGGAATACGTATTGTACCATCCGTGTAATCGTCTCTTCTTCTTCTTCCAAGTTGCATTGCTGCAAACTTTTGTAGTTCAGTTTTATACTTCTGTTCGTATAATGTCAACAT